TACCTTAATTGGTGGGGCTTTTTTATTGGATATAATTGTTTAAATTTGTAAAAAGACTATATGGCTTATTCTAATTATATTTTAGATTTTACTTTAACTCCAAGGGGAACGATAGTAGAACCAGTAACACTTGCAGTAGCTAAACTTTATTGTAGGGTAACTACAACTGCTGACGATGCACAAATAGAGTTAATGATTAAACAAGCTAGAGAAGCAGTAGAATCAGCAACAGGATTAAGTTTAATTCCTAAAGGTGCAATAGTATGGTTTACTAATTTTGACGGGAAATTTGAATTACCTTTTGGACCTATGGTTTCTTTTACTTCATTAGTAACTGAAGCAGGAACTACTTTAGACGCTACTGGATATACTTTATTCGGTGGGCAGTTCCCTAAATTACAACGTCCTACATACGCTAATTTAAAAGCTACTTATTCTGTAGGTTACACAACAGTACCTGCTGATTTGAAGATAGCAATACTTGACCAAGTTAGTTACGATTATGAGAATAGGGGATTAGATGCTAATACTGGCATTTGCGAAAAGACTTGGAAAGCGTGTCAAAGAAATACAAGAATTAGCCCAATACTTTAATATGAAACTAGGAAAAGCCAAATCAAACTACATAGACGCAAATACAATGAATAGAGAGGATAAAGTATATGCATCAACTTTGACTAGCAACGGACAAGGTGGTTATACAACTACTTTTACGTTACAATCTACAATATGGGGCGATTTAAGACCTAGCGACCAAAGTAGAGCAGTAGATGAAGGAAGACTAGAGTTTGACCGTTCTAATAGGCTTTATGTTCGTTATGGGGCAGTAATTACAGATAGTTCACAATTAGAAATTGATGGAGTAACATATACAATACACTCAATAAAGGATGTAGAAAATCAGCATAGATTTTTAGAACTAGTAATTTATTCATAATGTCATTTGGAGTAAATTTATCAGGCATAAAAGAAATTCAAGTTGCTTTAAATAAAATAGATAAGCAATTAACACAAGATTTGTCAGACGAAATAAATTCTTCTGCCTTAACTATTGCTTCTAGTGCTAAAAGACTTGCTCCTGTTGATATGGGGTTTTTACGTAATTCAATAGGAATAGAACCTTCAGTAAGTGGTTTAACATATGAAGTAGAAGCTAAGGCTAAATATGCTGCATATATTGAATTTGGTACAGGTGGATTAGTTGACGTTCCAGCAGGATATGAAGATTTGGCTATTTTATTTAAAGGGAAAGGCATAAGAAAGGTAAATATAAGACCACAAGCGTTTTTAATACCTTCATTTGAAAGTGAAAAGCCTAAATTGATAACAAGAATTAAAAAACTATTAAATGTATAACGCTAGTTTAGAAATAAAGAAATGGTTTGTAACTAATTTGGCTTCAATTGGAGTTCCTGTTTATGACGGATTTGCTCCTGATTCAGCACCAAATGAATACATAATTTTAACAGGCAGAACGTCAAGTCAAGAACAAGGCAAAAGCGGTTATACTAATAATACAAGTATAGTAGTAGACATTGTTACAAAAAGTGCTAACTTTGGGTACAAGCGTTCGGAAGAAATTAGCAATTTGATATTAACTGCGATAAATTCTGATACTAATATTAGTTTAAGCACAGGGTGGAATGCCTCAAGTTTAAGCGTAGAAAGTATAAGAAATTTAGATGGGTTAAGTCCACTTGAAAACGTATTTAGAACGATTATAACTTATAATATAATAATAACACAAATCTAATAAAATGGCAGAAACTAAAATTTCAGCAAGGGATATTATCCTTCTAGTAGATATCGCTGGTACTTCTACTTTTAAACCAGTTGCTTGTTTGACTTCAAACTCAATTACTTCAACTTTGGACACTATTGACGCAACGTCTAAATGTGGCGATTCTTACACTCCAAGTCCTTCTTTCTCTCAAACTATTGAGTGTGAAGGTTTTGCGATTGATGAAACAGGAACACCTGCAAAAGATTCTTACCAACAATTATACGCTGCACATACTGCACGTACTATTTTTGCTGCTAAGTTTGGTAAAGCAGTTCCTACTACAGGCGACATTACTTATTCAGGTACAGTTTGGATAAGCGATTGGGGTGTAACTGCTGATGACAAAGACGATGTTAAGTTTACTGCAACTTTTGTAGTAGCTGCTCCGCCTTTGACACAGACAGAAACAGTTTAACAATAAAACAACCATATGTACGAATTAAAGACAAACAACAACAATATTCCTTTGCAGTGGGGAACTTGGGCTATGAAAAGATTTTGTGAACTAGAAAATAAAACTCTAGTAGATTTAATTAATATTTTATCTACTGGTAGTTTTGAACTAAGCACAATAATAAACATAGTTAGGGCTTCTGCCGAAAGCGGACATAAGACAAACAAGTTACCTATTGAATTTGGGGAATTTGAAGTATGCGAATGGATTGATGAAGTTGGCGGATTATCTGCAAAAGATGGTCAACTAATTGAGTTTATAAAGTATATGCAAAATTCTATGAATCCTGAAGTAAAGGATAAAAAAGGAAAGAAGGAAGAAAAAAAAAATTAGGTGATATAAGTTGGGATTCAGTAATTATTCTCGCTATTGAAGTTGGCTTAACGATTAATGAGTTCTGGCAGCTAACGTGGCGGGAATTTTTATTATATAGAAAGGCCTATGAGAACAAACAGGTAAAAGAATGGGAACGTACTAGGACTTTGGCTTATATGATTTACAGGTCAAATTCTGCAGAAAAGAACCCTAAAAGCATTAAAACGTTTTTCCCTTTACCTAGTGATGAAATAGAAGAAGAATTAGATTCGCCTAAAATATCAGAAGAACAATTACAAAGAACATTGAAATTGTACGGAGTAAAATAATAAAATGGCACAAGAAACGTTAAAAATTACCATAACGGCAGATAACCAACAAGCCGTTAAGAATATACAAGAAACTGTAACTGCAACTACTAATTTAGGTAATGCGTTTAAAAAGTTACCTAATGCAAGCGGTCAAGCCACAATGGCTTTATCTAACTTGTCAAGGGTTGCACAGGATGCCCCTTATGGGTTTATGGGTATTGCGAATAATATTAACCCTTTATTAGAATCTTTTCAACGTTTACAAACTTCTTCAGGTAGTACAGGTAAAGCATTAAAGGCTATGGGTTCAGCTTTAATGGGTCCAGCAGGTATAGGTTTAGCAGTTGGTGTTGTTTCTTCTTTATTTGTTTCTTTTGGCGATGAAATATTAAATTTTATTACTCAAAGTTCAGGTGCAGAACAATCTTTGTCAAAGTTTAATGAAACAATGTCTAAAAGTGTTGGAGAGGCACAGGCAGAAATTGATAAACTGACTATTTTAAACGGTATAGTTTCAGACACTACTAAGAGTACACAAGAAAGAGAAAGGGCTTTAAATCAGCTTAAAACTACGTACAAAGGCAATCTAGAGTTACAAGCGTTAGATATTAAAGACGGAGCAAAATTAACAGGCATTATAGACGGAATTGCTGCAGCATTAAAGCGTAAAGCAATGGCACAGGCTTTTGCTACAATTATAGCAGAAGAAGAAGCTAAGAAGGTTAGGTTACAAATGCAGGACATGAACCAAATGCGTGAAAGCGTAGGCGGTGCAACAAAGGCTTGGGAGTTTATTAAAAGTGCTATTACTGGAGCAGGTTCTGCAATGTCAGTAGTAGAATTAAATACTGCATTAACTACAAAGGCTTTAGACGGAAATGCTGCTGCAATTAAAGAAGTAGACGGTAATTTAACTAGATTAAATACTGAATATGGTAAAGTAATAGGCGACCAAATAAAGTTTGACGATACTACTACACTATCAACAAGTGCATTAAAAAAACAAGGTACTGAAACTCAAAAAGCTACAAATGATTTAGCTGCTTACATACGAACATTAAATGCAATACCAGCACCTTCTAAAGAAATGCGACGTAAAGCAGTTGGCATAGAATATAACGTTAAAAGTTTAGTTCCACCTGAAAAATTACCTAGTGCGTTACCTGCTTTTGCTACTCAATATCAAGCAGAACAAGCTGATAAAACAAAGAACGATTTAGACGCATATAATCAAAAATTACAATTAGCTAGCCAATTAAGCAGCAGTATTGCAAATGGTGTTACAGGAGTTTTTGACGCTATGGCAAATGGAGAAAGCGTAGGTAGTGCTTTAGAAACTATGTTTAAAAATATGGCTATGCAATTAACCCAAATGGTTATTCAAGCATTAATATTTAAAGCAATTATGAGTGCTTTTGGATTAGGCGGAGTAACTGGAAGTGGTGGTGGATTAGGTGGATTTGGTAAATTATTAGGATTAGCAAGTGGTGGTATCGTTACTGGTCCAACTTTAGCAATGATAGGCGAAGGTTCAGAAAGTGAAGCGGTTATGCCTCTAAGTAAATTAGATTCCGTAATGAGTAATGCTTTTGCTAGTGGTGCTGCTTCAGGTGGTTCTGCACAAAGTGGAAGTTTTGTTTTGCGTGGACAGGATTTAGTTTTAGCTTTGCAAAGGTCTAATTCAGCACTAACACTTAGAAGATAATGGCATATATAAAAAAATATTCTTTCCCGTTCGCTACTAAGTTTGAAGAAGACGCAGTATTAGAATTATGGGAAGACACAACAGACACAACAGTTTACGAGTTTCAAGGGGTATCGTTTCAGATACAATATATACCTAGTTCAGACGACCCTTTTGAACCTATTTACGCTACGCAGTTAGCGGTTACAATAGACGTTACAGACGATGCAACTGGAACTACAAGTGCATTTATACCTAATTTAGTAACACTTAACGATAGAAAGTATTTAGCTAAATTAATAATAGGAACAACAAACGTTTATACAGGTTGGACTTTATCGGATTCAGTTTCTTTAGGTTTTAGCACAGGAAGAAAAGAACTTTCTTTTAACTGTGTAGACGGATTAGCAATGTTAAAGGATATTACTTTTTCAAATGGTATTCCAACTGATAATAACGATATATTTACTTTATTATCTTTTATTTTAACTTCTTTAAATGGTATTGGATTTCCTACTGGGTTAAATATTATTTCAAACGTTAGTTACTACGCAGAAGGAATGTTAGATAGAACTGACGGTGGACAATATGAACCATTTGCACAAACTTACGTTTTTGGGAATAGTTTTATAAATAGTAACGGTTCTTATGAAACATTGTATGTAATATTAGAAAATATATTAAAGTCATTTGGTGCTAGAATTATACAAGCTAACAATAAATGGAGTATTATTAGTATTAATCAATTAGCACAAGATTCTAGGTACTTTACAGAATATACTGCAGCTGGTTCAATTTCTACTTATGGAGTAAGCACAGACGAATTTTCATTACAACCATACACAGGTAATACAAGCGATTTTTATTTTATAGATAATAGTCAAACTAAAATATTTAAGAAAGGTTATAATAACATTATTTCAGACAATCAAATAGAGTATTCAGGTAACTATTTATTTAATGGTAATTTAAAGTTCTTAGATTCTTTTGGATTCCCTTTAGAATTTAGTAAAGGTACAACAGGAAGCGGTGTAGTTACTATTTTGCCTAATACTAATTTAGATACAAACTATGTTCGTTTAGATGCAATTACAAGTCCTTCTTCTGCTGTTTTTACTTCTTCTTCTAGTATTTTATTTCCAGATAAATCAAGGGTAAAGG